TTTTTTGTTCAATTACTATTATACCTCTTTGAGATGTTTTTTTCTATTCTTACTGGCTAACTTAATTTTACAATATGGGATGTATATTTTTTAAATTAAAAAATTATGTTATAATAATAATGAAGCGTTGTAATATCAACGCTTTTTGTGTTTTTGTTACTTGTGTGTTATTTATTTTAAAAGATTGATTGTATCTCTAAGTTCATCAAGTGTCTTGTGAGTATATACTCTATTACCTACATCTTTGCTTTTATGACCCATTAATAAGTCGATACATTTTTGATTAGCTCCTGCACTATCTAACTTACTTCTAAATGTATGTCTAGTTTCGTGTACTGTATGATGAGGAAATATTTTTTTAAAATTAGCGCAAAAAGTAACTTTTTTATAATTGTTTATTAAATACTTATTATCTTCGTTGTAAAATTCTTGTACTATATCAAAGATATAATGGTGAATTGGTATTATTCTGTTTTTTCCATTTTCGGTCTTTATTCCACCTCTTATAGTTCTTTCGTCAAGATCGATATTTTTGTTTTCTATTTTAAAAAGTTCAGTTCCTCTCATTCCTGTATAGAGTAACAACAAAATTACTTTATATGTTAAATTTTGTCTATTATTTTTAACTTTTTCTATTTCTTCATCTGTTAGTATAGTCCTATTGCTTTCAGGTATTTTATCAGTAGTTAATAGCGATGAGTAACTAACTTGTATTATTTCAGTTTCTAAAGCTAATTTATCAAGATGATTAAATAAGTTCTTTATCTGAGATTGAGTTGAATAGCTTAAGTTACTGTTATCTATTATATCTTGTATATCATAAGACTTTATTTCACGATAGATTTTATCATAAAGCGGTTTAGCATGATTGTTATATGCTGATATTAATGTTTTTTGATTGCAAATGCCTAATTTATTTAATTTTTTTTCACAAAACAATTTCCATAAATCTTTTAAAGTAGTTGTTGATTTATCTAGGTCGTAAGGATTTTTATTATATTCAGCAAGGGCAATATTTGCCTCTTGTTTTGTTCTATAATAGCCGATTGGCTTTACAATTTGTTTTCCGTCATCACTCCAACCCACAGTGATTTTAGCCATATATGGGTTACGTCTTTTTCCTGATAGCTTTACAACACTACCGTATCCGTTAGGGTTTCTCATAAAAAAATAGCACTTCCTTTCTTGTCTTTTTTAAAGAAAAATGCTATAATAATCTTGTCTAGGGATAATATAGCATATTATCTTAAATTAGCTCTCTTATGAGGGCTTTTTTGTTGTTTATTTAAAGATTTCTTTACCTTTATCGTTTATATATTTTGAATTTTTATAACCGAAAACGTCTAATTCTTCTTTCATATCAAAGTTACTATCAACTGTAACTTTTGAAATAGCATAAGGTGTTGCTATGTGGTAAAATTCGTCATCAACTTGCAATATTATATAATTAATTTTTTCTGTTTTGTTTTTGTCTAACATTTTATCAAGATAATCTGAAATATCTTTTGATGTAAATTTATCAAAAGTTAATTTTGAAGTTATTACATAAGCAAAACTGCCTATTCTTTTTGTTTTAAATCCGTTCATAATCGGTCTTATTTGAGTTACTTTTTCTAAAACTTTGTATAAGTCTTTTTCATCTTGTTGTTTTTTCGTTTCCTGTTTCTCTTGTGTTTCTTTGTTACTTTCGCCTGTTTGTACATTTTTTTTCCACTTATTTACTAATTCGTTAATTTTATTAAGTTCTGAACTAAACAATTCAAATTCTGAATTTTTAAAGTATCTATTTTCGGATAAGCATTTAGACATAACGTTATCAATTTTTTTAAAATGCTCTTCAAGTAGAATTTTATCGGCTTTTTTTAAGTTGTCTAATTCATCAACACTTCTATTCTGATTATGTTGAGAATTAGGAGAGTACATGTATTCAAAATATTCATATATTTTAGATTTTAACTCTTGAAATTGTTTAATATCTTCTCTTATATTTCCAGTTCGTATAGAGTCATTCTCGTTGTTGTCCTTTGTTTCTTTAATTTCTTGTTGTTGTACTTGCTTTGTGTTTAATTTTTCTGATTTTTGTGTTTCTTCAATATAAAAATACAATTTTGCTGCAGCTAAAAGCAAACAAATCATTGATATGCTGAATAGTGTTTTTTTGCTTTTTTTAAAATCTTCTATACTTTTCACTTTATTTTTTGCAATATATACAATAAGAAATATAACTGCTATTACAATAAATATTATTGAGTTATAAAGATTGTTCATAGCATCTTCTTTCATAAAATTTCCTCCTAAAAATTAAATATTTATTTTAAAGTACGTTTTTGGTACTTTATTAACTAAATTAGTATAGTCTATTTCTTTATATTCAAAGACAATTTCACTCATCGTTTTACTTATTTTTAATTTTTTAGATATTTCTTTTTTATCTAAATCATATGTAAGGTGTGGAGGAGCTAATAACAATCTCGCAAACATATTAGCTTCCCACTCCTTTTGTTCATTTATGCCACAATGAGCAATTAAAGGGTCATTATCTTTAAAGTGATTTAGAATTATATGTCCTAATTCGTGTGATATAGTAAATTTTTTTCTATCGCATGAGTTTTCTTTATTTAAGAAAATGTAATATTTGTTGTTCTTAAATTTTGAAAATCCGTCTTTTGAAATATAACAACATTTAGAATTATTATCATATTCTATAATATTTATATTCATTTTTTTACATATTTCTAACGTGTTCAAAGGATATTTTAATAATCCATTTTTAAAAATAAAATTCGCATAAAATTTATATACTTTATTTTTCCACTTCTCCATTTCTTGCTTGTTCCTCTTCAAAATTATCTATCATAGCATCAATAACTTTTAACGCTTGTCTAAATTTGTTTTCATCAAGTTTACCCATTTTTCTTGCTAACAACTTTATTCTTTCTTCTTCATCATTTCCAGTTAAATAGTTGTAAGAAACATCTAAAGCCTCTGCTATTTTTTGTAATTCTTCTTCTTCGGGATCTATTTTTGCTAATATATAACCGTTTATTCTGATTTCGTTTATATCCGTTTTAACACTTAATTCTTGAGCTTGAATAGAGTTTTTAGTCATACAATATAGCATTCTTTGCTGTATTGTTTTTAAATCAAAGTTATTACTATACAATGTGTTTATATCTACATTTAAAAGTTTACAAACTTTTATTACGTTTTCAACGTTTGATTTTCTTATATCTCCGACGAACATATCCCTTAAAGTTGTATAAGGTATTTGTGCAATATTCGCAAAATTTTTCATACTTCTATATTCTTCTTTTATTTTTTTGAACATATCACTTAAAACTTTACTATTTACAATAATTTCTTTTTGCATAAGAACCACTCCTTAATATATTTATCATTATATACGATTAATCGTAAAAATGCAACACTTTTTTATAAAAAATATAAAAAAATATATTTTTTTGAACTTTTTTTAATAAAAATACGGTATAACGTATTTACAAATGATAAAAAATACGTTATAATGTAATTGTTAAAAACAAAAACACGATAATTCGTGTTAGATAGAAAGGAGTGTAAACTATGTATCAAAACTTAATCGATACAATGGAAAAAGAAAACATCAAGCAATATCAAATAGCAGACTTATTAGGAGTCAGAAATGCAACGGTTTGCGACAAGATAAATGGTGTTAGTAGAGGATTTTATTTTGATGAAGCTATAAAAATAAAAAAAGTTTTATTTCCAAAATATCAAATAGAGTTTTTATTTGAAAAAAAAGAAAACTAAAAAAGGAGAAAAAATATGCAAGAATTAAAAATTTTTGAAAATTCAGATTTTGGACAAGTGAGAACATTAGAATACAATAACGAGATTTATTTTGTAGCTAGTGATATTTGTAAATGTTTAGATATAAAAAATACAACTCAAGCAGTACAAAGATTAGATGAAGATGAAAAGTCTATGTTTAACATAGGGTTAAGTGGTGGAGAAACAAACTTAGTTAATGAATACGGACTTTATAACTTAATTTTAGTTAGTAGAAAAAAAGAAGCAAAAGCATTCAAAAGGTGGATAACACACGAAGTTTTACCAAGCATCAGAAAACACGGTGCATATATGACAGATGAAGTGTTAAAAGAAGCCTTAACAAGTCCAGACTTTTTAATTAAATTAGCTACAGAGTTAAAAGAAGAAAGAGAAAAGAGAATAGCTTTAGAAATTGACAATAACATCAAAGCTCAACAAATAGGTGAATTAAAACCAAAGGCAGACTATGTAGATAAGATTTTAAAGAGTAAATCTTTAATGAATGTATCACAAATAGCTAAAGACTACGGAATGAGTGCTACAAAATTCAACAAGATATTACATGAATTAAAAGTACAATACAAACAAGCTAATCAATGGTTACTGTATAGTAAATATCACGACAAAGGATATACTCACTCAGAAACTTTTAACTTTACAAACAAAAACGGAATAAACGAAACTAATTTAACTACAAAATGGACTAATAAAGGACGTTTATTCTTATACAATTTATTAAAAGACAGTGGATATTTGCCATTAATAGAAATGGAGTAAATGAGTAGCTTATGAAAGAGTTAGATACTGAAAAAATAATAAAGACTTTATATGAATTATATGCCGAGCAAAATGACTTACAAATTCAGATAAAGTCTATAAAAGAGATCCACTCAAACGAATTGAGCGAATGTAAAAACTAACAATTAAAGTATATTAAATTTTAAGGAGATTGTCAATGAATAAATTTATCAAATATTGCCCGAATGTTTGGGTTGCAGAGTGTGAAGATGAATACAAAAAAGGAGATCTAATTTTTCTTGAAACAAAATACGGAAAACAAGTTGAGTGCGAAGTTTACAACTTCTTAGGTTACAGCAGAAACAAAAACAGAGTATATTCAGTTGTTAGAACTGAAGAAAAAAGCTATGCAGAACGTAAAGCTGAAAAATACAATAATAGTGCTTTAAAAAATATTGCTAAAAGCAATGAAAAATGGGAGCAATCACAAGAAGGAAAAGACTTTTTAAGTTTAGCTGAACCAATCAAAATAGGACACAGCAGCGAAAAAAGACATAGAGCATTGATTGAACGTAATAGAAACAGAATGGCAAAAGCAGTTGAATTTGAAAACAAAGCAAAAGAACAACAACGAAAAGCTGAATATTGGGAAGCTAAAGCAAAAGAAATAACTTTAGCAATGCCTGAAAGTTTAGAATACTTTGAATATGAACTTGAAAAGGCAGAAAAACATCACAAAGACTTAAAAGACAATCCAGAAAAAAGGCAACATTCTTACGATTTAACCTATGCAAAAAAGGCTGTAAATGAGTTAAAGAAAAAGGTTGAAATAGCAAAAATGTTATGGGGCGAAAATGAATAGAAAGGGGGTTAGATTATGGACTATTCAAGAGAGTTAATGCAAAGACTTTTATACAATCAAATGAGCCAGAGTGATTTAGCTAAAATGCTTAATGTAAGCAAATCGGCTGTTAGTCAGTGGGTCAAAGGTACAAGTGAGCCAAGCACAAAAAATTGGGAAATAATTGTTGAAAAGTTACAAGTACCAAATAAAGAATTAAAAAACATCAGCATAAAAAAAGCTAGTGAAATTTTAGGAAAGAGCGAACAATTTATAAGAATTGGACTTCAAAGAGGATTTTTAGACTTTGGAAAAGCTGTAAAGAATGGTAGTAAATATAATTACCACATAAGTCCATATAAGCTGATGGAATATGTAGGTTCGTAAAAGAAAAAGTGCGTTTTTAAATCGCAAAATTTAACGCACTTAACAAAAATAAATTAATTAAATTATATCAAAAATAACGGAGGTTGTAAAGATGAATGAGGAATATGTAGAAAGCAGAATAAATCTTATAAATAATAGAAGTGATATTAGAAAATATAAAGAAGAAGTTAGAGAACTAAAATTTCAAAGAGCAATTTTATTAATCGTTCTTGTAGGAATGACTGTAATGGCTATTTTTAGAGGTTAAATATGAAATTATATGAACATCAAAAGAAAGGTCTTGAAGATACTAAAAGATTTAATAAAGTAGCATATTTTTGGGATATGGGTACCGGTAAAACTTTTGTAGGTTCTGAAAAAGCGATTAGTCTTGGAAAAAATATTTTATTAGTTTGTCAATTATCTAAACTTGATGATTGGAAAAAACACTTTTTAGAATATTATGCTCCCAAAATTGTATTATATGATTTGACTAAAAAAGAAGAGTTGGAGCAATATGTAAAAACTCAATGTTCATATATTAAAGTTGGAGTAATAAACTATGACAAGATTTTTAGAAGAAATGAACTTAAAAATTTAAAAGATTTTACTTTAATGCTTGATGAGTCTTCAATAATTCAAAATGAAAATACGTCAAGAGCAAGTGTAATATTAAAGATGAATTTTGAAAATATAATTTTACTTTCAGGAACTCCGATATCTGGAAAATATGAAAAACTTTGGAGTCAATCACACCTATTAGGTTGGAAAATTAGTAAAAAATTATTCTTAAAGCACTATACAATTACAGAAAAATTTGAACTTCCAAATGGAAACTTCACTAATAAAATTGTAGGTTACAAAAATGTTGAAAGACTTAAGAGAAAATTAAGAGAGCATGGAGCTAATTTTTTAAAAACTGAAGAAGTGATTGATTTACCAAAGCAAACATTTATTGATATTAATCACGCAACGTCTAAAGATTATGAAATATTTAAAAAAGATAGGATTATTACAATAGATGATGAAGTTTTAGTTGGAGATATGCCACTTACAAATAGGCTATATCAAAGAATGTTACTTGGAATTAGTGATGAAAAATTATCAGTACTAAAAGATTTAATTGACAGTACTAATCGAAGAATTGTAATTTTTTATAATTTCAATAAAGAACTTAAAAAAATTAAATCAATTATTGATAGACCGCTTTCAGTGGTGAACGGAGATGAAAAAGACTTATCAGCTTATGAAAATTATGACAATAGTATAACGCTTGTAAATTATGGTGCAGGTGCTAAAGGTCTTAATCTTCAAAAAGCGAATATATTGATTTATTATAGTCCGACTGTTAGTTGTGAGGACTATATGCAAAGCAAGAAAAGAATACACAGAATAGGACAAGAATTACCTTGCTTTTATTACAGATTAATTGCTCCAACTAGTGTAGAAACTAGGATATATAACGCTTTAGAACGTGGAGAAGATTATACAAATGAATTATTTATGGAGGAAGAAAATGAAATCGAATAAGGAAAAAGTATATGATTTATTAGTTGATAATCCAAATTTAAGTAATTCCGATATTGAGGAAATTTTGGGATTTAATAGAGGTATGGCTAAAACTTATATAAGTAGGCTTAAACAATGTGGTTTTATTGACTATGAAATAATGAATGGAATTAGAACTGTAAAAATTTTAGAAGAATTTAGGGATAGAAGATTAACTGAAAGTAATGTAATTCAATCACCTAAATTCACATATTATGAAGAAATGTTAGAAATATATATGAATGACTTTAGAAGTTGTGAAAATTTTCAAACTAGAGTTAAAGTCGGACAAGAGATTAGATTATTAATAAAGGAGATGTAAGAATGTCAACAGGATTAAAAACAATAGAAAAAATAAATTTAATACCAGCACAAATCGAAACTAATATTGAAGAAGTTAGTAAGTCTTTAGATTTGATTTTAGAAAAGTATAGAGGGCTTATTTTTACTGAAGATACAGTAAAAGATTGTAAAGCTACTCTTGCCGAACTAAGAAAAGGTAAGAATGGAATTGATAACTTTAGAAAAGAAATAAAAAAAGAACTTACTAAAAATGTAACTGAGTTTGAAGGTCAAGTCAAAGAATTACTTAAAAAAGTTGATGAAGTTATTGAACCAATCGAACTACAATATAACAAATTTGAAGAAGATAGAAAAAATGAACAAAGAGAAAGAGTTCAAATTTTTGTAAATGATTTTATTAGAGAGTTTGAATTAAATGAGGAATTTTCAAAAGAATTAACTATTGAAGATAGTTACTTAAATAAAACTGCTACTGATAAAAAAATTAAAGAAGATTTGGAAAATAGAGCAAATACTATAAGAATTAAACAAGATAAATACTTTGCAGATGTTGAAACTATAAAGACTAAAGTTGAACTTGCAAATGCCAAAAACAAAACAAATTTAGTTCCGGATACTTATATAAGCTTACTTAAGTATGAAGAAGTTGAAAATATTTCAGAAAAAATATTTGTAGATGCCGAAAAAACAACAGTTGAAAAAGTTGTTGAAACAGTAAGTGAGAATGATGAAGAAACTTTTGTTGAAAAATATGAAGTAATGGGAACTGAAACTCAACTTGATGATTTAGAAGAATATATGAAAAGTAAAGGCTTAGTATGGAAAGTAATTTAAGAGAAAGTAAATTCCAAAGTGAAGTAATTAAGTTTTTAAAAGATAAAGGTTGTTATGTCATTAAGTATTGGGGTGGTGGAAAATTCACAAAAGTGGGAGTTCCGGACTTGCTTATAAGTTGTAACGGTCGATTTTTAGGGGTTGAACTTAAAGCTCCTAAAGGTAAACCTAGCAAATTACAATTATACAATTTAGATTTAATTAATAAATCAGGTGGAATTGGAATTTTACTTTATCCTAAAGATTTTGAAAAATTTAAGGAGAAAATAAATGCAATACTCTCACTCAAGAATTGAACAGTTTAATAATTGTAAATACAAATATAAACTTCATTATGTTGATAAATTAGAAACTATCACTTGTAATACTGCTGATAATCCACTTTTAATTGGTTTATTATTACATGAAGCAATAGAGATTGGATTAGAAAAATCATCTAAAAAATATTATTCAAAATTTAATATAATTGATGATTTACAAATAAATGAAGTTATAAAAGTCGAACAATTATTACCAAAAATAAAAAATATTTTACCCAAAGGTGGATATTTTGAAAAACAATTAATAAATAAAGACTTTATAGGATTTATGGATTATATAGTTGAAACTAAAGTAAATACTTATGATATTTATGATTTTAAGTATTCAAATAATGATGGTAACTACGAAAACTCTAGGCAGTTATCACTTTATAAATATTATTTTGAAAAAAATAATCCTGGAAAAAAAGTTGAAAACTTATATTATTTTATGATTCCAAAAGTTCAGATAAAACAAAAACAAAATGAGGATATTTACAGTTTTAGAAATAGAATAAAAAATAGTACTGGAGAACCTCATTTGATAAAAGTTGAATATGATCCGATGAAAGTAATTGGATTTTTAGAAGATATAAAAAGTGAAAAAGAAACTTCGCTTTTTTCAAAGACAGTAAGTAATTTATGTAATTACTGTAAATATCACGATTATTGTATTAAAGGAGACGAAACAATGTTATTACCTAGCACACAGAGAAGAAATTTATCAGAAACAAAAAAACACATTATATGGATTTATGGAGCACCGTTTTCAGGAAAGACTACATTTGCTAACAATTTTCCAAATCCATTAATGTTAAATACAGATGGAAATATAAAGTTTGTAGATGCACCTTATATTTCAATAGCCAATAAAGTTGAAATGAATGGAAGAATAAAAAATACTCAATTAGCTTGGGATATTTTTAAAGAAGTTATTGATGAGCTTGAAAAGAAAGATAATGAATTTAAGACTATTATTATTGACTTAGTAGAAGATTTATATGAACATTGTAGATTATATATTTACAAGAAATTAAATATAGAACATGAATCCGACAGTTCATTTAAGGCTTGGGATATAGTAACTACTGAATTTTTATCAACTATGAAAAGACTTATGATGTTAGATTATGAAAATATAGTTATTATATCACATGAAGATACTTCAAAAGATATTACTAAAAAATCAGGGGATAAGATTACTTCTATTAGACCAAATATAAGAGAAAAGGTCGCTAATAAAATTGCTGGAATGGTTGATATAGTAGCTAGAGTTGTAGCAAATGGAGATGAAAGAACATTAGAATTTAAACAAAATGAGGTTGTATTTGGTGGTGGAAGACTTACGAGTATAAAAGATACTGTAATTCCTCTTGATTATGAAGAATTTTTGAAAGTTTATAATCAAGGAAAAGAAGAAAAACCTACACGAAGAAAAACTGAACCAGTTGAAGAACAAGAAGAAAATGTTGAAGAAGAAACTAAAACAGAAGTAGTAGAAGAAGATGCACCTGTTGAAGAAGTTGTAACAAGAACTAGAAGAAGAAAAAGAGCATAAAGGAGATAAAAAACATGAGTATAGATTTTAAAGCATTAAACAAAAAAGTAGATTTAAAAGGATTACAAGATGATATTAAAGATGCAAAAGAAAATGGTGGTGGAAGTTACAAAGAAGTTCCGGAGGGGACTTATGAAGTTAAACTTGAAAAACTAGAACTTCAATTATCTAAAAAAGGCGACCCTATGGTTTGTATTTGGTGGAATATTCTAAATGGAGAATACAAAAATTCTAAAATATTCCAATATCAAGTAATTAATATGGGATTCCAAATTCATCTTATGAATGAATTCTTAGCAAGTTTAGAAACTGGAGTAGATGTTAAATTTGATGATTATGAGCAATATAATGAGTTATTATTAGATATTTCTGAAGAAGTCGAATCTCAAGGGTTGGAATATGCTCTAGTATATGGAAAAAATAAAAAAGGTTTTAATACTTATGAAATAGAGGAAGTATTTGAATAATGATTTTTATAGACTTTGAAGTATTCAAGAGTGACTGGTTAGCAGTTACTCTTGATACTAAAACTGAAAAATATACAGAAATAGTAAATGATAGAGAGAAATTGCTAAAACTATATGAAGAAAATAAAGATGATATCTTTATTGGATATAACATAAGACATTATGACCAGTATATTTTTAAAGCTATATTATTAGATTTAGATGTTAAAGCACTTAATGATTATATTATAATTTCAAAAGAACCAGGTTGGAGATACTCTAATTTGTTTAGAGATATTCAACTTAATACTTATGATGTAATGACATCTATGCATGGGCTTAAACAACTTGAGGGATTTATGGGAAATGACATTAGAGAAACTAGTGTTGATTTTAACATTGATAGAAAACTTACAGATGAAGAAATTCAAGAGTCAATTAAATATTGCAAGCACGATGTAGAGCAAACTGCTTTGGTATTTTTTGAAAGGATTGAAGAATTTCAAGCTCACATTGGACTTATAAAAGAATTTGATTTGCCACTATCAGATGTAAGTAAAACTAAAGTTCAATTATCTGCAAAAATTTTAGATGCTAGAAAAGTTGAAAGAGATGATGATTTCGATTTAAAAATTGTAGATACTCTAAAACTTGATAAATACAACTACGTTAAAGAGTGGTATCAAAATCCAATAAATCACGATTATGGAAAAGAATTAGTAACTGATATAGCTGGAGTACCTCATACATTCGCTTGGGGTGGAGTTCATGGTGCAAGAGATAAGTACATTAAAGACGGAATATTTATAAATGTTGATGTTGGTAGTTTTTATCCAGCTTTAATGATAGAATATGACTTTTTAAGTAGGAATGTATCAGATTCTAATAAATTTAGAGAAATTAGGGATAAAAGACTTGAATATAAAAAGAATAAAGATTCTAGACAAGCTCCATTAAAGATAGTAATTAACGGAACTTATGGAGCTATGAAATATAAATACAGCCCACTCTATGACCCTAGACAAGCAAATAATGTATGTGTAAATGGACAGTTATTATTACTAGATTTAATTGAAAAATTAGAGCCACATTGCGAGATAATTCAATCAAATACTGATGGTGTACTTGTAAGAATTGACTCATTAGATGATTTTGAAATAATTGATGATATATGCTATGAATGGGAATCAAGAACAAGAATGAATTTAGAATTTGATACCTACATTAAAGTTATTCAAGCTGATGTAAATAATTATATTATAGTTGCTCCGAACGGTAGTTATAAGTCAAAAGGTGCTTATGTTAAAAAACTTAGTAAGCTAGATAATGACTTACAAATCATAAATGAAGCTATTATTAATTACTTACTTAAAAACATATCAGTTGAAGAAACTATTTTAAAAGAAAAACATTTAATTAAATTTCAAAAAATAGTTAAAGTATCAAGTAATTATAAATATGCAATGTTAGGTCATTGGAATGATAAAGAATTTATTGGTGAAAAATTAACGGATAAAACATTTAGAGTTTTTGCATCTAAAAATTCAAAAGACGGAATTTTTAAAGTAAATAATAGAAATCCTGAAAAGTTTGCAGACACTCCAAATAATATATTTATTGAAAATGGCGATATAAAAAATAAAAGATGTCCTAAGGATTTAGATTATACTTGGTATATAGATTTAGCAAAAAATAGATTAAATAAGAAATTTGGAGTAAAGATGTGAAAGATGAGTTATTTAAAGGCTATGTAATTACAAATGATAAAAAATCTACCGAAAAATTAAGAGGTAGAAATGACTTTAAGACTTACGAACAAGTTAAAAATCTTCCAGAGTTCGCAGGAGTTTTAGCAGACAATATAATTTTAATAGATATTGATGATAAAGATGAATCAGACATAATGTTAAAAATTGTAAAAGGTGAAAAACTAAAGTGTAGAGTATATGAAACTACAAGAGGGAAACACTTTTTATTTAAAAATGATTTACAAAAAACAAATAAAACTAACTGCGTAATGGCTATTGGACTTAATACAGATATTAAGTTAGGTGAAAAATGTTCTTATGAAGTAATAAAGTTTAATAATAAAGCCCGTAAAATCGTCTATGATGAACGAGAATATCAAACTATACCTAAATATATGCTACCGATAAAATCTGCTCAAAAATTTAATAATATGGCAATTGGAGACGGTAGGAACGATAAACTCTTTACGTATATTTTAAATTTACAAAGAAATGGCTTTTCTAATAATGAATGTGTTGAAGTTTTAAGAATAATAAATGATTATATTCTTAAAGAACCTCTTAGTAAAAAAGAATTTGAAACAATTACAAGAGATGAAGCATTTTCGAAACCAAATTTTTATAATGATAAGACTTTTTTGTTTGCTGAATTTGCTGAGTATTTAAAAAATAATTTTTATATAAAAAAAATAAATGGTCAACTTCATATGTATAGAGATGGAATTTATATAAGTGGGATAAAGGAAATTGAATCAGAAATGATTAAAATTATTCCAAACTTAAATAAGACCAAACGTGCAGAAACTCTATCATATTTAGATATATTATGTATGGATAATATTGTACCTAGTGATTCAAGATATATTGCATTTAATAACTGTTTATATGACTTAGAGGAAGATACTCATTTAGACTTTAGTCCGGAGTTTATAATACAAAATAAAATACCATGGGACTATAATCCGATTACTTATCACGAACTTACAGATATAACACTTAATAAATTATCTTGTAATGATGAAGAAATAAGAAATTTGTTAGAAGAGTTGATAGGATATTGTTTCTTTAGGAGAAATGAATTAAGACAAACATTTATGTTAGTTGGAGATAAGAAAAATGGAAAATCTACATTTTTGGCAATGCTAAGTAGCTTACTTGGATTTGAAAATATATCAAGTTTGGATTTATCTGAACTTGATAAGAGATTTAAAACAGCAGAATTGTTTGGAAAACTTGCAAATGTTGGAGATGATATTGGGGAAGATTTTATTTCAAATACTGCATTATTTAAGAAGATTGCAACTGGAGATAGAATTTCAGCAGAAAGAAAAGGACAAGACCCTTTCGAGTTTAATCCTTATTGTAAATTAATTTTTAGTGCTAATAATCCTCCTAGAATTAGAGACAAAACGGGAGCGGTACTCAGTAGATTAATTTTAATACCTTTTAATGCTATTTTCACTAAAGATGATCCGGACTTCGACCCTTTAATTAAAATAAAACTTACAAGTAAAGAATCAATGGAGTATTTAATTAATTTAGGCATAGTGGCACTTCAAAGAATTTTAAAGAATAAAGAATTTACTAAGTCAGAATTAGCTCAAAAAGAATTATATAACTATGAAAGACTTAATAATCCTATTCTTGAATTTATAGAAGATGATAAAGTTGAAAATGAAGAAGTTGGAGCGGTTTATAAGAGATATCAAGTGTATTGTGCAGAAAATAATTATACGCCTTTAAGTAAGATAGAATTTAGTAGGCAACTTATGAAAATTGCTAAAATGGAAAGTAAATTGTTAAGGTTGAATGGAAAAGTTATTAGAATTTATAAAAAAATAGATTAATCTGTTACACATCTGTTACAGGGTTTTTCTTTGAAATATCAACGTTTTAAGGGTGTTTTGTTTGTAACAGATTAAAAATGTTTATAAATGTTGAAATATCAACGTTTTAATAGAATTGTAACAGATGTAACAGATGTTTTTAACTTCTTATATAAAATTTAATATATAT